ATATTTTCAAAGACTTACAGTCTTTTAGCCGTCTGATATATAATAACGTAGCCCCACGATCTTTGAAGTGGTCCGCTATTTCGCAAGCTTTCCATAATTTAACCGCTTTACTTCGCTTCCCGTTCCATACTATGCAATAGGATTCCATGTTTTTAGTCCCCAATCTGTGTTTCGCTATACCAATAGCAATAGCCTACAATGGCCACCGCTGCGATTGTTGTTAGGATGTTAGAGAGCATTGATTAAACCTTACTACACAAAAACAGCGTTCTTGAAGTTATCATCGGCCTGCAAAATACAGCGGATACTGGCAGCACCTGTAAAATGAGGGTTGACCGGCCAACGTATAGCAAAACCCTTTTTAGGCATCGGGCTGACTTCCAGTGTTTTCTCGTCCGGCATCACAACGCGGTATCTATTCCCGCCCAGTTCTTCAATTGCCAAATTAAAGTCTATTTGTTCAGTGTTTTCGATGCGTTCCATTGTAATTTCCTTTCGATTAGTGGTTGCTCTGTTCAATCAATACTACCCAAAAACAACTGTCAATATGACAACTAGCATAATCCCATATCTGTTTGCGCCAGTTGTAGTCGTTGTCATCATAACAATAAATCATAATATATGTCCCTTCGTTTGAGCAAATAACCTTGTTTCCACTAACAGTATAACCCGTATCGGCCAAGAAGCAAACGATACTTGAAAAGATAATTATCTCATCTATTAATAAACAGAGATAACCGTATCTATATCAATCAATTACATCTATTTGATAAATCTTCATTTAATTCAATAATCTTGAGATAACAATAGAATGCAGCTAATCAGTCTTATCTATTACAATATGTAAAATGGTATGCTATTTGCTCTTAATATTATATTATCTTATATTCTCTTAAGAGTAAGAAGGTATATACGTTCTATACTGTATTGTCTGAGATATAGTTTTATTCTATTCAATCTGATCAGAGTTATTTATTAAGTGAGTGAGTGAGTGAGTGAGTGAGTGACACACATTGACACATAGTGTTCCATGTTAAGATGACACACTCGATAGGTATAAGACTATAGGCCTACTACTTTAGGGGTACAACGATATAAGTATATGTCTTGATGGATAGGTAAAGAGTGATAGTTACTACTTGACCAGAGGCAGTAGATCGGGACGAGTAACAGCAATCAATGGGCTATAGCTGGCAAGCAATCAATGTATTGTCATATCAACTATCCAGGAATATCGTTCATAAGTCTATTGTTTAGCAGGGTTCTGGTAGTGTTGTTGGTGTTCTGGTGGTCTATAGTTGAAAGAACGTGTTCTAATCGCACCCAGGAACCATTCTCGCACCCGTGAACCAACAACGCAGGCGTTCTAATCGCACCCCCGTGCCCCTGCGTTTTTTGTTCGTGCCCCCCGGTGCAATCCCCCCTCCCCCCCTGCCGCATATACGTGTTACTTAGCCTCTAATTTCTCTATTAGAAAAGCGGACTATCTTTTCGGTCCGGTTTGGATATATAAGTCTAGTTTTATAGGCGAGTTATGAAAAGCGGACTTTTTGTACACTCCGGTTTGTTTTATTTTTTTAATAATAAATTTGCAATATGGGATGTGTGTAGTATATTTAATTAACAGCGTGGGCTTGTGTGCATTTTACAGTCTACATGAGTTCGCGCTTTTTTTAGAAAGATGTAAGATGCAGGTTCTAATCAAAAAAGAGTTAATCCTTGAGAATTGTTACATACTGGGTGGATTCTCTAAAAATTCTATGTTCAACCCCTCGGAAGAAACCAGCGGTACGAGTTCCATTTATCTGGAAGCTGGCCTAACTCATGACTAACTACGGCTATACTGGGGCAATGCGAACAGAAGTATTTTACTTAGTCTTTGATTTACAATTGAGCCAGTTGATTAATATACCTCATTAGTATAATATGAGATAGAACTCGGTGTAGATATGGGTATTGAATTAAAGTATTGAATTAAAGAGGTGTTAATATTATGGAAAGCGAGAAGCTGCAATTAACGAGAGATATGGCTCATGGTATGGAGTTAGCTGCTGAGATAATGCACGATATGATGAAGGATTCTGACAGTAGGGCTTTGAGTCAAAAGGTTGACGGTAGGATGACGATAGGGATATGTCGGCATGATATTGCGGTGATATTTGCGGCCTTATTGATGTATTGTATGGCTATGATAGAGGAGGTTGATGGTGACTGGAGTGGTCCTATTAAAAACGTGTTATCTTTGGCAGATAAGTTTTTAGACGGTTTGCCTTCTGATTATATTGAGAGGCATGGTATATTGAGTTATGACAAATGAAGAGATGTTGGATTATTAAATTCACTTTAGTACTTATTTTGAAAGGGAAGTTATTATGGGAACAGAAGTTAAGAAGAGTGCCTTTGAGTATGTGATACACGATGGAGAGAAGATTTTGGAGCGTGATGCGGTAATGGCTGTAAGTCGAGAGCAGGCATTGGTGCTTATCGGTTCTCGAACTAAGCCTGACATTGACGCTGCTGGTGTTGAGGTATTACTACGTCCCTTTTGTCGAGAGTTCAAGTGACCAGTTGACCCGCATTATGAACGGTATCATGGCCCTCCCGGAGAATAAGAAGGCTATCAGTGACGCGGTATTTGGGAACTTAGCTGGGGTGGACCATTTTACTAAGGTTGGCTATTCATCCAAGACCGCTACCCATCCCTGGTGGAATTCATGGGGGCATGAAGCTGGCTCTGCGAGGCTAACATCTTTCATAGCCGGCAAGTTAGAATCTGAGATGGTGGATATGTTTGACAGTTGTGAGTCAACGGACCATCCTTCTGATGGCGACCTAATCTCCCTAACCCCGAAAGAGTTGCAGAGGTCTTTGGACTGGGATAAGGCTCATGCTCCGGGCGATAGAATTAAGACTACCTTTGGCGCTTATAGGTATGTGCAGTTTGGTGGGGGTAGTATTGGCTCTGGCGAAGTTCTGGGCCCGGTCAAAGAAACTACTATCCGTAAGATCAATAACTTCTTTCCTGACAGCATGTTGGATGGATATGAAGAGGGTGGCCTCCCGATGGGACCGCAATTGACCCCTGACGAGCAGTATGTGATATATCGCAGGTGTGCGTATGAGATTGAGGGTCGAAAGCGCGGTCTGCTATCTGACTGGAGGCTCGCAGAGGTCAAGCGTAAGATTATAACAGCATGTGGCTTTCAGGTTACTTTACAGCATAGGCTATGCGGGCTTGTTGTATTCAATATCTAACATGAGTTAAATTTTTTATTCACAGTAATTTAGAGAAGATTATGGCAGGGCTTAGGTCTTGCCATTTTTTTATACACGGTCGGTCATATCTGTAAGTTTATACCTGTAAGATGTTTATACATATCTGGTTAGTCAACCATGTTTAGTTATCACCGCGCGCTATATGTCAGAGGGGGTAGCGCGCGGTGATTTCTGGGTAATTTAATTATTTTGGTTAATTTGACAAGATGGGAAAAATAGGCAATGTTAATATAGCTAATATGTTAATATAGGATATTTACACTACTTTGAAGGATGAGGCATGACCACACATGGCACAACCAACAAACGGAAGTTTCAGGCTTACAGCGTTGACAATAGCAGTTTTAATATCAGTTGTAGGGATGGCCGTTGCCTGGGGGACGCTTAATACAACCGTCGAAGAACATATTAAGTACGACGAGCGGTGTACCACTGATGCCCATAAGCATATATATGCGGAGGTGGCAAAGAAGGTGGATGTGAAGCAATATCAAGAGTGTATGAAGGGATTTGAGAAGGATATGAGGCTGGTTCGGGAACAGATAGGCCGGATGGATGAGAAGCTGGACAAAGTATTATTGAGGGTGAAATAAAGATGAGTCGCTATCCGCGAAACAGTCCAAAGATTGATAACCAGGCTACTAAAGGGTTGCTGGGTAAGCAATGGTTAAATGTGCAACAGACAACGCAACAGCAAGTTTCTTTATTGGCGTACATGAATATGAAGGATAATAAATTATGAGCGTAAGAGGCAGATATAGAAAAGATAGTTACAAGGGTATTGGAATATCGGTAGCGGCATCTGACGCTGACAATGATACCAAGCAATATGCGGATTACGTTTGTAACGGTACAAACGATGATGTGACAATCGAGTTGGCCCTTACTGAACTTGTGGCTGCTGGCGGAGGGACGTTGAACTTGTCAGCGGGGACGTTTTCTTTAGGTGCGGGTGAAATTAATTTAACCGAACTTCATGATGGTATCCATATTCGTGGTGCTGGTATGGGAAACTTTACATCAGCCAACTACAAAGGAACGACTATCAAGACAGATGCCCGTGGAGCCAACCTGGATATATTTGACATCAATGCTGGTGGAACCTTAGATAATGTATCTATTTCTGATATGACATTGCGATTAAATTCATCAGCCAGTGCTTTTGCTATTAGAGTAGCCGCTGCTGGTAACTGTCGGAATATACATTTGGAGCGATTAGAAATCGTAGCGGCATCTAATACCGCAGGTGGTATCGCAATTGCTTCTAGTGCCATTGATGGAATCTATATCACTGACTGTCGAATTTTTTCTCAATACACAACCTGTTATGGGATTTTCGTTAGTGCCGCCGCATCTAATATCTGGATAAGAGGTTGTTATTTAGATTTGTCTTCGGCTTCTTCATACAATGCCATTGCCATGTATAAGGATTGTTATAATTATCATATATTAGGAAATCATATTGAACATAGTGGTCATTCAGGTATAGCTCTCAGTGGTTCTTACAATGGTATAGTGTCTGGTAATTTCGTTAATGCTTCTGAACACGCATCGCAAACAGAGGCAGGAATTGAGGTTGAGTTCAAAGGTCATACTACAGCACCTCATAGTGTATATCCATCCCATGATATAGTAATTGATGGCAACATTGTAACCGCTAAAGCATCTCCGGGTGGTACTCAGCATGGTATCATGGTCAGAGTTGACGAAACTGATGTGGCTGCTATAGGGACAGCCCTGCCATACGATATCACTATTTCAGACAATAGAGTCCATGGTGTTAAATCAACTGGCATATCATTATCAAATTGCGTAAAAATCAATCTAACAGGTAATCAAATAACAGATTGTAATTACGGTGTGACTATCGCATCTACAGCAATTGATGTATTAGCGACTAATAACCAGGTACTTGGTAATACGACTGAAGATTGGGATGATAATACTAACAATAAATGTTTCGTGCAGGCTAGTGGTAACGTTTCGACTATAGGTGCTGAATTAGTTACTAATGGCGATTTTGCTGCATGGACAACTACTGACCCTGATGACTGGAATGCTACTCAACCAGATGGCAATGAGATATATGAAACAGACCGTGATGGTACGGCCGGGACAGGGGCTTGTACGATTCACGAACTCGGTGCAGGTAATTGTCTTATTGCCCAAGCAGTAGCAGTTAGTGATGATTCTGTTTACAGGTTGTCAGTTGAATTAACAGCCGTAACTGCGGGTGGTGTTAATGCTTCTTGGGCTAACATTGATATTGGCGCAGGAGTTAGCACAGCGGTATTGTTGCAGCAGGGAACGAATGTTTTAACTTGCATTCCAACACTTGCATTAACAACAAGTAATCTATCGTTTAGTCGTTCAGCCGGCGGTGCTCAATGTACTATTGACAATGTTTCTGTACGTAAGATACTGGCGGAGACTAAAACAACTACAGCTACGAACGATGAAACAATTACTACAGGCTCACCAGCTTTATCAGTTAGTGGTAATAGTACATTAGACTCTAATGGGGGTGCGATAACTGCCACGCTAGGTAGCGCCAAGAATATTGGTGACGAGAAGCTCATTGTTATGACAGAAGCTTCTAATAGTTCAACGGTTACAATCGCCTTGCATGAAACAGAGGCTGACGAAGTACTTACATTTGATGCAGTAGATGAATACGCTCTACTTCGTTGGACTGGTACTGAATGGGTAACAATAAATATGACAGCTACGGCGGTATAAAGAGGAATTATGGCAAATAAAGATGATACAGACATTACTTTAGATAATATAAGTTTTAAGAAGGTATCATAAGGAACTTAATGCCAAGAACAAAACTACAACCTGAAGAAGACTTGCACGAAACGATATTAGCGTTGGCTTATAACGGTTCAGAGGCAAGGGCTATAGCTACAAAGGCAGATGTTCCATTAAAAGCAATTGAGTTCTTCATGCCGTTACTGCGTGAACTCGCACAGTTAAAAAAGAATCCCGATAAAGAGACAGTAAGAAATAAGATTGTTATGAATGCAGTCGGCTGGATAATGAGTGACGACCCAGCGGTTCAACTGAGAGGTCAGAACCACCTGATGAAACTATGGCCGAATCAGTATGCAGATATATTCAAAGCATTACTACACTCCGACCAAAAACAAACAGTACTTGTTGAGTCACGGATTGTAGATGTTGTACCGGAAGGCGATCAGGCTAAAGTACTGGAAGAAATAAAAGCAGCGGAGGTTAAAGAAGATGATTAACTCCGTTCCCGATAACTACACAGAAGCACATCGACAGATAGACCTGATTAACAGTGAGAAGTCATTGTATTATTTCGGTAAGCATATTCTTGGCTATGAAGACGCAGAACCTCAACCTCACTTAGAGTTGTGCAATTTCATACAGAACGGTGGCGACAGAAAACTTCTAGTTGGTACACGCGGCATATACAAGACCTGTTTTGGAACGGTAGCCTACGCTATACAGAGAGTTATTAAGAATCCTAATATACGGATACTTATAGTCCAGAACACAGAAGACAATGCACAGAAAACATTGGGTGAGATTAAAGATCACTTTGATAGAAATCAAAAGCTACGAAGAATGGTTCCGAGTATCATTCCTACGAATACGCACAAGGTCGCATGGAGTAAATCGTCAATAGAGGTCAACCGAGACAGGGTTTATCGAGAACCAACTATCATGGCCGCTGGTGTCAATACAGATTTAGCTTCATTGCATTTTGATTTAATATTAGGTGACGATGTAGTAGCCGCTAAGAAAGATGATATGAAAGAGGGCGGCATGATTATTCTCCGTCCAGAGGAAGTGGAAAAGGCAATCGGATGGTACAAGATTACTGCACAGGGTTTATCGGTCAATAGAAAGGGAAAGAAAACCGAAGTACAGTTCATTGTAAACCGATGGGGACCGAAGGACTTTGCTGAACACATCATGTCTAACCATCTCAAAACGGAAGAAAATCCATATGGTTTCTCCTTTTTGCAGATGGCTGCACATAAAGATGACGGTGAACTTCTATGGCCTTCCGTAATGACAGAAGAGTACCTTGCCCAAGCAAGGCAGGCGATGGGCGACTTCATGTATTTCACCCAGATGGAATGTCGTCCGTACAATCCAGCCGATAGAGGATTCCCGCCAGAGCTTAATGTATTCTGGCAAGGGAAAGAGCCTCCGCAGTTAGATAAGAAAAGCCAGGTTAATCATTATAGAATCTATGCACTCATGGATATGGCAGACGTTTCAACAGCATCAAGCTGCTACACTTCGTTTGTCGTTTTGTGGGTTGACCAGGATAATCATATCTGGTTGGGCGAAGCTATACGGCAGAGGTTAGATACTGTTGGTAAGATCGCATTGATTCACAGCATGGTAAGAAAATATAAACTCACAAAGGTTCACATCGAGGAAAATCTATATAAAGAAACATTGAGATTCGTTTTGCGCAATGCGATGGTGCGGGAGAATGTATTCTACCGAATCGAGCCGCTAAAACCTAAAAATAGAAATAAAGATGCTCGTATTCTTAGGCTACAGCCCCACCATCAGCAAGGCGCATTCCATCTTAAATCAGAACACGTTGACCTTATGCAGGAGATGAGAGATTTTCCATATACACCGTGGAAAGATATTATAGATAGTTGTGGATATATTATGGACTTCATACGTGGTCCTATTATACCTAAAGATGAACCAGAGCTAGTGTATAAACCGAGAACAGAGTTCAGTATGAAAGAGATGAAAGACAGCATCAAAAACAGGAATGCTGCGGTTTACGGTTCTGGTAAGAAATTATTCAGAAAGCAAGGCAGGCACTTGCGAGATAATGTTAAGGAGTTCGTAGCATGAGTCGAGTATATGCAATATTAGGAACAGACGTATATAACTGGAAGGTTGCCCGGAGGAATATTGTCACCCTCTCGGCTCCCGACTTTAATTTAAGTAACCCAGGTAGTGGTGGTATCTTTGACAATAGGGCAACTCTCTGGAATGCAATCCAATTGGACAGATTATGGAGAGGTAAGGATGCTCCCAATGGCATTAAGATTTCTCCGTACCTGACGACCAATTCAACAGCTACATTGAACAATGTTAATTTCCGGTTTCAGGTAGATGCCTTCCGAGGGCGAGAGAACAACCTTGAAAGAATCTGTACTGTTTCCGGTACTGCCGGTGCATATACATTCTTCAAAGATGATGACGGACTTAGCAGCTACGGTGGCTATACTATCGCATCTGGTCGTTATGCTGATTTTCTGAATTTGACCGAAGATTATAATCACTCGATAGACCTTGAAGATGCAGCCAGCGATAACGGAAGAGCAATGCTGTCATTGGACTGGGAAGGCCGAGGGATGATAGCTATAAATATGTTAAGTACACTGGATGCAGGCATTGGTCTGGGTTTTGCAATATCAGGATGGTAACAAATGAAAGTTAAGGATTTATCAGACTTAAAAGCTAGGCAGAAGGCTGCGATGGATTACCGCGAGTCTTTGTATAAAGATACTGACTGGCGTGAGTATGAAGACTACTGGATGGCTAGGTATCCCAACCAAGAGGGTATCTTAAACGTTCCGGTACTTGTATCTGACGCACAAAGGCAGATGGCCTCTCTGACAGGTGCAACTCCGGTATTGGAGTTATCTACTAACCAACCAGAACTCATCCCTGCCGCCCGCGTAATATCAGCACAGCTTAATCAGCTTGCAAGGTATATGAAGATAGCTGACGAGATGCAGGACGCGGTACAGGACGCTATAACTCTAGGCACTGGTTTTCTGCTTGATGGCTATGGAAGTCAATACGGCACATCTTATACAACTGCTAACGAAGGTATCGACGATTCCCGCTATGACGATAAGTATCAGCGTATCGAATACCATGAGAATATCCAAGATAATATGCCTTGGACGTTGAGGGCGCATCCGTCAGATATTCTTGTCCCGTCAGGAACTATCAGAGAAGCAGATTGCTCTGGATTCTGGCATAGGTATATAAGACATATCGACGATGTTAAAGCTGATGAAAAGTATATGAAGAAGCATCGGGCCAAGCTCAAACCTGATATTAACATTGGTGAGACAACAGCAGGTATGGCTGGTAGCTATAACCGAGACATTGACCTTGAGCATGTCATGCTGTGGGATCATTACAATTATAAGACCAGTAAGCGAACAAGCTATAATGAGAACTACGGCTTTGCGATGGCCGATGATGTCGATGAGATAATGATACGGATAGACCGATTACCAGTTCACTCTATCGTATTCAATCGTAACAGCAGGATGTTCTGGGGTACTTCTGACTTTAATTTCCAGGAAGATAACGCAATGGAAATAAATGACATCAGAACCCAGCAGATGAAGTTGCGTAGATTACAGTCAGCTAAGGGTTTCTACGATAAGAATATGTTGGAAGATGAAACTGACATGGAGAACTTTGAGAAGGCACTGGCTTCAATGACTTCAGATGAGGTCATGGCATTGATAGGGATTAACGGCGACCCTTCCAGGTTCATACAACAGTTCACTCCACACCAGATGCCTGATTTAAGTGGCCAGCTACAGACATGCAAGTCTGAGATTCAGGAGTTTGGTCTGGGAATAGGCCCGCACCAGAGGGGCCAGATGGCTCCCGGCAGGCATACGAAATATGAAACGCAGGTAGCTGAAGGTGGATTCGATATGTCACTGACACCACGCCTGAAGGTTATCAGAGATGTCTATATCGAGATATTCAAGAACTGGTCTGAGTTGATATTTGAGTTCTGGGATGAACCCCAGCAAGTTCAGACTTTTGACGCTATGGGCAATCCGGTAATGGTAGAGTTCAAGGGAGCGGACCTGAGAGGCGACTATCGGTTCAATATCTCACTGGATTCCATGAGGACAAAGAACCAACAGCAGAGGGTTGAAGAGGCTAATATGATCTTGGCACAGACGATGCCGGGCGTACAGATGGGGGTTGTGGACCCGCGAGTATTATATCGTCAATATCTATCGAGGATAAATAGCGATTGGGATATAGATTCACTGGTCCCAATGCCACAACAGCCAAAGGCAATGCCATTCAGTGAGTATCAACAGGGGTTCGGGCAGCAGATGCCACAGAACGAACAGGGGATAGCTCAGATAATGGGACAAATGGGAGGACAGATAGGTTGACGTATATCATAGCAGAAGCAGGGATTAACCATAACGGCGATATGGGTATCGTTAGAGAGATGATAGATGCAGTAAAGCAAGTTGGGGCAGACTGCATTAAGTTTCAACTATATCATACTAACAGGTTGATATCAGAGTCTAAGACCGGCGTGAGACTCAGGGACGAAATTATCCAGAAACGTGTAAAGGCCAGGGGCCATCTCCAGCAATGCGAACTCACAAAGGGTAATGTTTCCGCGATAATGGATATGTGTGCCAAGTCTAAAATAGATTTCCTTGCTACTCCGTTCGACTGCCAGTGGGCCGATATTATGATGGGGCTTGGCTGTAGAGAGTTCAAGGTCGGCTCGGACCGCATATTCGATGTTCAGTTGATGGAGTTACTCTATCAGTACGCGAACACGCTATATGTATCTCTGGGCATGGCTCAAGGTGCTGACATAGAGAGGCTGTTAAGCAATAGCTACAATGAGGGTGTGGAGAGCCTTGTCTTAATGCACTGCGTTAGCAAGTACCCAACGCCACCTGAAGAGGCTGATATGAAGAAGATTCGGCGGTTGCAGGTGAGGTTTGGCAATGAGGTTGGGGTTGGCTTCTCAGATCACACTACTGATATACATGCGGGTGCTTGTGCTGTTATCAATGGGGCAACGTACCTGGAGAAGCATTTCACATTAGATCATAACATGAAGGGGCCGGACCAGAAGATGTCTTTTACCCCAGATGAGTTAAAGACTTACATCACGCTGGCCCGTGGCGTGGAGGTTTATACATGATTTATCAATATCAATGTCCTAAATGCCTCAAGGTTATGGAAGAATATCGTCGGGTCGCAGATAGGAATAACTGCCCTAAATGTGCTGAGTGCGAGGTTAAGACGACAAAGCAACTGATAATCCCAGATATTAACACAGGAGCAGGCGACCGGATACCGGGTCTATGTAAGTCGCTACCGGGTAAGCCTGTCTATGTGAAGAATAAGCATCATTTCAGAGAGTTATGCAAGGAAAGGAACGCCGGAACGCCGGTTAATTTATAGAAATATCAGGAGATAATTTGGCAAGATGGAAAATAAAGGTAATATAGATAAGAAGATTAGTGACGCTTGTGTCAAGTTTAACGATTATGTGAAGCCCGCTATCGAGTGGATGAAAGAGAGTATTAAGCATAATCAGAACATGGACCTGATGATAGATTTTTGCAGGTTCAATTACTATATATCGTATTATTTGAAGTTAATGGACTTAGTAGATTGTAAGGCTTATAGTAAATCAGACATTTATAAGATGAATAGAATGCTGGACTTATATAATAATATACTGAAGACGCAAGACACTGATGAGCTTGCCGCTATGACCAGATGGGCTATGCGGACGATCATCACTGATATGTCGGTTGACTATTATTTATTCGACCAGAAGAAGATGGATGATCTCACTGATGATAACTTAGGTAAGCTACTGGACATGGAAGTGGTAAACTGGGCAAGTTACGAAAGCTACGCAATACCGATAATCAATACGCTATTGCATGAGGTGGATGGTGAAGTGGTTGTTAGGGAAGACCCTGACCTGGAGCTATTGGCTCAGGATGTGGGTTCTTCTCAATATCTGGCTTACGCACACATTATGGAGGCTATGGAGGATGCGGCTCAGAGTCATATCCTATTTGAAGAAATACAGGAAAAAATGGACGCGAACAAAATGATAGTCCAGAAAGTCTATGAAAGGGAAACAGCAATATGATTTCGCAAGAAGAATACAATCTGTTGAGTGCGCAGAAGAGGCGACTGGAAGAAGAGAATGAGATTTCTGAAAAGCGTCTTCAGGAGGCAGAAGAGGCTAATAGCAATCTATCCCAGAAGTATAACGATGTTGAGAAGAAGCATCGTATTCTGATGAGGAAGATTGAGAATCTTAACCGTGACAAAATGATGACTATACAGATGGAGGCAAATGGCCTGCTTCATACTGAACTTATGGGTCCGTGGACGTTCGGTGACTGGCGTAGTTGCCAGAAGCAGATATTCCAGGATATCAGGCAGAATCAAATATCTCTTGAAGCTAAACTGCCAGTTGCAAAGGTTGATGTTGACCTGTCCGATGCGGTTATAGAGGAGCCGGTTGACCCGCTAATAGAGGCCGAAAAAGAAAAAGTCAGAAAAAAGAAAGGGATATTTAACAATGTCAGAACAAGAATACAATAACGAAATACCAGAGTCTCAGTCAGACACACCGACAGACCTCGATGAGGAAGTAAGCGACTTAAATGTCCCTGAAACAGAACCGGATGTTATGGATGACGACCAGGAGGAAGTTCTTGACGATACTGAAGAGTCCTCAGATGCGGAAGAAGAGGATTATGATGAGGGTTCAGGCGACGAAGAAGTTGATGAACCAGCAAAACCAGCATCGAATCAAGACGAACGCTTCGACAAAATGTCGCAGCAAATGGAGCAGTTACAAGGTGTTGTTACATCTATGGCCGACTTTATGCAACAAGGAGGCCAGCAACAGCAACCAGTTCAGCAACCTGCTCCTCAGCGTCCCGTTAGACCGCAGATAACGATACCTGAAGACGTAGAAGACTACAGCCAGCGAGATGCCGTGAAATACGCGGTTGAACAATCACAAGAGCAAAATAACTCTGTGATTAATGAGTTGGTTTCCAATCTCTCAAAAAGATTGAACATCTACGACAACCTGCTGGACACAGCATTGCAAGGTCATCCACAGAAGCAGATGATTTCTGAAGCATTAACAATGATGCAGAAGAACCCGTCTATAAGCTTCCAGATGGCAATGCAGACAGCGGACGGATTAGCTGCTAAGAAGCGG